ATCGTTGTTTCTACAACTAATATGGTTGCTGGTACTTTCTTGGTAGGTGATTTCACTAAGTCAAACGTTAGAATGCGTGAGGCTATGAACGTACAAGTTGGTTATGTTAATGATGACTTCCAACGTAATATGGTTACTATCCTTGCTGAGGCACGTTTGGTTCAATATGTTAAGGAAAATGATTATCCTGCATTCGTTGACGGGAATATCGCTACTGCAATTGCTGCATTAGAAGTTGCACCATAATTAAAAAATAACGGGGGTTGAGTTCTTAGCCCCCCTTTTAAATTTGCACAATGGAAAGAAAGACTCGTAAAAAAAAGGATTTAAACGTTAAATTAAACGTGAACGATGCCGAATTAACAGTAAAAAGAGACATTGAAGGTGTAGAAATAGACCTGGATACTCGGATAATTGACGTGCATTATGAAAAGGATGCTGATGGTGTTCACGCAACGATTGAATTTGATGACAAGGTGATTTATGAATTTGAAGGTAACGGACAATCGAAACACTTGCCGAAGGGCGCAATCTTCAAAATTAGCGGTGAGATGCTTAAACAATTCCTTAAAAGAGGGTTCGGAAAACTTAAAAAATAAGCCATGATTGTAACTATTTCTGACTTTAAGGGTAAATATCAACTTAGTACAGGAATGTATGACACTGTTAAATTGCAGGACTACATCGACAAGTACGAAAAGCGTTATTTAATCGAACTATTCGGGGCTAATTTATACACTGAATTTGATTCCGATTTGTTGGCAAACGTGCCACAGTCACCTAATTTTCTAAAGGTATTCAATCCGTTTTATGAGAATTTAACGTTTCGACAGTTGATAATTTCTGAGGGTATAAAAGAGATGCTTAAGGGATTTATTTACTTTGAATACTCGAAAGATTTGATTAATCAGATGACTCCGTACGGAAATGTTCGACCAATTAGTGAAAATTCGGAACCAGTTAGCACGCTTTATTCTATGATTTACGCAAGGTATAACGAAGCAATTCGAAGCTATAAGGCTATTCAAACGTACATACAAGTAAATATGAATGCTATAACGGGTCAAGCGGTCACAGTTGAGTTATTGAATGCAGGGAGTACTTATGTTGATGCTTTAAATGTTCCAACGACTGCTACGTTTGGTAGTGGTTTAACGCTTGATATTCTAACGGATGGTAGTTTAATCGAGTCAGCAACAGTTAACGCAGCAGGAAGTAATTATCAACTTAATGAAGTGGTAACGGTTACGGGTGGTGATGGACTTGGAACGTTTACGGTAACGTATATCGGTAAGGGTCACTTTAACACTTTTAACGGTTTTCAGAAACAAACAGCATACTGGATATGATTAATGAACTATCAACTATTATTGCTAATGTTGTTTCTCAGATGGATTCAACTATTGATGGAACATTTGATGTTGATAAAACATTAAGCTGTAACACTAAATGGGCACGTGTAGGGAAGAAAGTGCGTAACGAAGATGGCGACGTATTTGTTTTAACAGAGGTTGATTTCGATAATTATTTAGTAGGTCAGAATGTTGATTTAATAAATTTAGATGGTATAATTAATCTACCTACACCGTTTTTTATTCACGGAACTAAAAAGGCAACCAACAGAGAATGGACAATCTTAAGTAACGATGTCACGGCTAAAACGCCAATTATTTGGCTGCTTGGTTCTTTGAATTATAAACAATTTGGGCGTGAAAGCAATATCGACATTGAAAGTTCAGTGAGAATATTTTTCTTAGACGAGACCGATGTAGCTAATTATTACACTGCGGATCACATTACGCAAGTTGTTTACCCAATGGAGCAACTCGCGAAAGAGTTTATTGAGACCATAAACAGAAATAGAAATTTTAAAACCATTGAAGATTGGGAAATAATCGAATTTACGAGGTTCGGTATTGAACAAGAAAACGGAATGTTCCAAAACATTTTGGACGCAAATTTATCAGGGGTTGAGTTAAGAATTACACTCACAAAGTATAAGGAAAATTGTAAATGTTAAATTAATTAAAACAAAAAAAAATGAGTATAGGATGTAATTGCGCAAGCGGCTTAAGCAACACTGGGAGACCAAATTGCGTACCGTTACAAAGCGTAACAAGTAAATTAATAATGGTTCCATTGTTTGGAGCTGATGGAACAGCAAATTTTATTGATTTGACTTCACCACTTCCAACGTGGGCGGATTTAATCAACGAAAGAGATGCTACAAAAAGATGGTTCCCACTTCCAAACTTTGAAAACGTTGAAATGCCTAAAGCTGATAGCCAATTTGAAGAGGCAAACAGTGGAAGAATGGTGTTTTTACGTCAAGGTAAAAGAAGTTTTGCAGGTGAACTTTGGGCTGATGATTCAACTCCAACATTGCTTGGAAAATTACAAAACAATCGTTGTGTTGATTTCGGTGTGTACATCGTTGATATCAATGGTAATTTAGTAGGTTCAAAAGTAGGTACTGATTTATATCCAATAGCTGTTGATAACCCTTCATTTAACCCGACATTCACTTTTGCAACTGATTCAACTACGCAAAAGATTATGTTAGGATTTGACTTTGACCGTTTATTCGATGAGTCTACAATGTATATGATTACACCAACTGAGGCAGGAATCAACTTCAATGATTTAACAGGTCTTATTGATGTGAATCTTACAGCTACAACTATTGCTGCAGGTTCTTTGACGTTCACAGCTGCTTTAGATTATGGAACGGCTTTAAACCCGATTACATACAGCGGTGCTTTGTCTATTGATTGGACTTTACAAGCTAATGGAATTGCTGTTCTAGCAACAGTTACTGAAAGTTTAAGTACTATCGGTGAATACGTTGCTACTTATACAACGGGTGCTCCTGGTGATGCAATGGTTTTGAGTGTATCTAAGGCAGGTTTTGACGGTGAAGTATCTTATACAGAAGTATAATGTACGTTCAAGTAGGAAGCACACAGTTTGCAGTTGAGCAATTAACTGACAAGTCGCTGAAAGACGCTTATTTGTTGTTCAAACATATCAAGCCCAACGTGGTAAAGGTAGCGTTTGAATTGGCAAATAAAGGTGTCAAGAAGCGTTCAACTAAGAAGTGATAACTATCTTTAGAAAGGATAAATTAGGGTGTGGCTACGGTTGCACCCTTTTTTTATTGTAACTTTGTGCTAATGGGGTTAATGGACACGGTTTTGGGTGATTTGATGGAGCGCAGCAAGGCACTTTCACAGCGTGAAATATGGTTTTACGTGTTTTCAGATATGAAGTTCAAGACAAAAGTTCTTGATTTTATACGTATTGACCAACTTTTTGAACAAGGAGTTAACGAAGATAATCAAGTAATCGGTGTTTATTCAGTACGTACACAGATGGAATTTAACCCCGAAAAGGTAGCAAATACTCCATACACTTTAAAAGATAGCGGTGACTTCTATAAATCATTTATGATGGAGGTGTTGCCTGATGGGATAATTATTAATGCAGACGGAATAAAAGACGATGGCACGGATTTACTTGAAAGATTTACGGACAAAATTCTCGGGCTTACTGACGAGAGTAAAATCAAACTTATCAAAGAGCTTAAAGAAAAATACTATACCGAAAGCCTCAGATTATTACGAGGCTATTGACGAACTTCCGTTACATAATTGGATAAAATGTACATCGAACGAATTAACGTACGTTAGAAGAGACAAAAAAGGCACAGAAGAGGAAGATATTGAAGCGTGGCAAAGGATTTATGATAGTTATATTAGCGAATATGGACTTTCAGATATGTACAAAAAGCTGCTAAACGCAATGAAGAAAAAAGCGTTGTTAGAAGTTGATTATATTGTGACAAGAGAACGTTTTAAATTGACAGAAATAGAGATGCAAATAGCGAATTTAGACGCTATGTTGAATAATAAAGGTAGTGGAGTGACAATCGAACAATCATTGATTCATTTGAGTAAATGGTTGGGAAGTTGGATAAATGTTAAAGCAATAACGACAAAGGAATATTTTAATTTGATAGAAGAATATGGCAAAGAAAATAAGCGCAAGTGATATATTTCAAGAGGAGGATATATTTTTAGGGATTCGCCAAAGTGCGGAAAAAACTATTTTATCGTTTCAAGAAATTGATGCCGAGGTTAAAAAACTTGCTGGTAACCTAAAAAAGGACTTATCAACTGCTGATTTCGGCAATACAAAAGGCATAAATTCGTTTGTTGCTGCTACTCAAAAGGCGAACGATGCAAAGAATAAATCTATTCAAATTGATAAAGTACTTGCACAGGCTACTAAGGACGTTGCGGCTGCTGATAAAGCCCTTGTTGACATTGAAATCAAGAAACAAAAGTTAGCGCAGGAGCAAATTAAGACAAATAATGCCATAGCGAAAAGCGAAAACGATAAAGCCAAAGCAACGGAAAAGGCAGCGAAAGCGGCTATTAATGAAGCGAGTGCTTATAAACAACTTGAAGCAAGTACAAGAGTTATTAAGACTCAAGCTAAAGAATTACTTGCTCAGATGTTAGCGTCCGAAAAGGCAGGAAAAACAAATACGGCAGCTTATGCAGCACTTGAAACACAATATAAAGAGGTTGCAGCAGCGGTAAATATTGCAGATGCTGAATTGAAAGGCATTGATAAAACAGTAGGGGATAGTTTCAGAAATGTAGGTAATTACGAACAAGCGACAAAAGGGCTTAAACAGCAGTTACGTGAAATGACTGTTGCCCTTCAAAATATGGATTCGAGCGACCCTAGATTCCGTCAAATGTCAATTGACGCTGGTAACTTAAAAGATACGATAATGGATACTAATGCCGTTATTAAATCCACTGCGGGTAGTGCTGTTGAAAACTTAGGTAACGGTATAGCCAAAGTAGGTAAAGTTGGTATTGATGCGTTTGCAGGAATGACGGGAGCGTTAGGCTTTTTTGGTGTTGAAAGTGAAAGCGCAATGGCTGCAATGCTTAAACTACAACAACTTGCTGCAATGTCAGAGGC